GAGCCCGAGCCTGAGCCTGAGCCTGATCCTGAGCCTGATCCTGAGCCCGAGCCTGATCCTGAGCCTGATCCTGAGCCCGAGCCTTGATTATTACTTCCCGCTAGAAGATCAAATCCCGATTGAATATTGACATCTTGATTATTATTTTCTTGAAGATTATTTCCCAATTGAGACATGTTGATATTCCCCTCTTTATAACTAAAAATAAATGTTAATAAAAAAATTCCAATAATGATAAATAATATTGTATTTTCTTTCATATATATTTATCATTTCATTTTTTTTTATTGTTATTAAATTAATTCATGTAAATAAATACTAAATTATCTTTTAACCGAATTATTTACTTTATCCAAAAGACCCATAAAAATTTTATTTTTTTTTAAGTTATTAATAATTCTTATAATCATTCTTAATTCTTCCTTTTTTATATTTATAGGAGGTCTATTTAATAATGGAGAATTATCACCCAACATCTCAGTAACAAAATTTAAGGTTTCAACGTCATTTAATATAGTATAAAGGACTCTCACTAAGAATACACTATGAGCAGCATCTATAGTATATAAGGACTGACTAATTTTTTCCTGATCTATAACACATTCTGCATTACAAGCAGGAGTTTTAATATTTTCTTTATTTAAGCCGTTAATAACGGTTTCACTTGTGGTTTCATACATTTTTTTCCTATAATCCTGTTCCAAAGTTCTTAAAACCTCTGGAACTTTAGCCTCATTTTGTGTATTTTGATTCTCTTCCCCTTCTTTCACGGAAAAAAATAATGAAACCGTTAAAAGTATTATACAAGCAATTAGAATATGATTCTTCATATATATACCTAGGTCTTATTTTTTTTGTAAGAGTTCAATAATTTTTATTTGAGACTCTAAAATACCTGATAATATTTTGTGTTGTTGTTTAAACAATTTAATTAATTCTTCTGTCCGGTCGTTTGTATTCGGAGTAGGAATATGAAGTACTTCCGGAATACGTACAACTTACGGAATACGGGGTTCGATAGGCATTGAGACAATTGTCTCGGATCTTACATCCTTGAAATAATTTTGACTTTCGAGTAAACGCTGATCGGCCTTTTCCTTTAACAACTTCTCAATATCCTTTAGAGGCGTATCCATCTCTTTGTTAAAGTCTATCTTTTCAGGCTTTTCAGGTTGAAATAGTTTATTATATTCATTATTTGTTTCTTCAAATGATTTTGTAGGTATAGGCGTGTTTGTTAGTTTCATTAATTCGATTTTAAAATCCCTTAAAAATATCTGATTTGCCTTGGAAAGTTCAAGACCTTCATTGTTGAACTGTCTAATCATAGATTCAAACTGGCCTTGAATTTGAGGTTGATAAGAAGAAGGTATGTTATCAAATATGCCTTGTTCTACACATGACTTCCAAAGGGACGCTTTATTTTGTGTGGTGTTCATTCAATAACTAAAAGGCAAATGTTTATATTTTATTAAAATAAATTGTCCTAAATGATGCAATTTCTTCATCAGGTATTCTTTTTTTTCTAAAATCATTTACGCTCTTAGTTTTTTCTAATAAATTAATGATAAAATACAATACATACATACCACATTCAGATAAGCCCTCTTGATGCTGCATTCCTTGGTTGTTATATTTTTTTAATTTTATGTTTAAAGCCTTGGCTTGTGCGACTACTTTGTTTGTAAATGCAGTGACCTCCTTAGGTATAGGTCCGTCGCTTGAGTCAAAATAAAAGATGTATTTTTCTTTGAGATCAATAAACATGCCTACCCAATGAGACCCATCTTCCGTGTGTTTATCTATGTTCAATGCAACCCCTATTTTTGTGACATCCTTTTTTAGTTGTTCTTTCACGGAAAACTTGCATATTTCAGGCCAAACGCAAACGCCTCTTATTTTCTTATCAAAATCCATAGGCGAAGGACCCAAATAGGTGAAGTTTTTGTAATATTCTTTATACTGTTGTAGTACATTTTTTATATCATTGCTATCCAACCATTCATTGCTATTTGAATTCCATGACTCTTGGGTTTTTGGTGCGAAATTATTATATAATTTATTTTTTAAAGACTTGTTTTTTACTATTTTATCCACCCAGCATAATTCCTGCGGACAATCAGCCAATTTATTTTTAAGTTCGCTCCAAATCTCTTTGGGCTCAACAGCAACTATTTTAAGATTGGGTTTTTGTTTATTCCAGTCGTCTTTCAACATGACTAATTCATTGTCATCATAACAGGTATCACGTTTCTTCGTTTTTCTTGGATGACAGTTAAGTTTTTTAAACGTTTTCATTATAATAATATTATATTTTTTCAACCTTATAAAACATATCCATTATTGTTTTGTTTTTAGGTCTTAAGAGCAATTTTTTGTCATTTTCTACAAAGGGCTGAGATTCGTGTTCTTGTAATTTATAATTTAAAATGTTATTTTTTTCTATAATATCAAATGCAAACGTTTGAAAAATAGTTTTATAGGTTTCGTAATCTGGATATTTTGTCTCGGCTTCGTCTGCGATCATCTTATTAAAAATAAAAATGATATCCTTTTTGTTATAGGTAATATCTTCTTTCGTATACTCCTTTTTGGAGGTTTTACAAATTGTATTATAATACATTAAAATATAGAGTGTATTATTTTCTAGTATCCAAACGAGTCATATTGTTAAATAGGCTTTTTTCGGGTAATGTTTTCCTAGATGGAAGGTTTACTTCAGAAAATAGGTCTCTATTATCATACGAATTATAATTATATAGATCGCTTGATGTATCTGGAACATATACGGCCTGATTTGATTTTTGGAGAGCCATAAATTGTGAACGCAAGGTTGATTCTACATCCACGCATTTGAAAAAGTAATCAACAGGCGCTCTGCTGCCCGGATTAAAGACAGTCTCTTGTGAATAATCTTGGTAGTTATGTAATTGAGGTTTCATAGGGGTTTCATGTGTTTTAAAATGAGTATATCTTGTTTCAACCGAACGTACATCAAAAAGAGGTTGTAATTGAGCAGAAGGAATGTATCTTGTTTCTAAACGTTTATTCAGTTCATTTTCATAATCCATTATATCCTATATCTATAAATTTGTTTAGGTTGTTATCTGCGAATTTATGATAGAAAAAAAGATAATGATCAGAAGTAGAATGAAAATAAACATTTTTTTCATTTATATATTATAATAAATTAAAGATATTGAATTATATCTTTCTATGTGCGGTATTTTTGCCTTATTTGGTCCCAGAATAAATATTAATGTATATTCATATTTTAAAAAGGGTCAAAAGAGAGGACCAGAGGGATCCGTGCTAGAGGTGGTAAATCATAATTATTTGGGGTTCCATCGACTCGCCATTAATGGCGTTGATTACGCGTCGGGTCAGCCAATGCATTATAAAGATTATATTCTTGTTTGTAATGGCGAAATCTTCAATTACAAGAGACTCGTCGAAAAATATAATCTTAAAGTAACCACCAAAAGCGATTGTGAGGTGATCTTACTACTCTATGACATTTTAAAGGAAAAATGCGTACAAGAACTTGACGGCGAGTTTTCTTTCGTTATTTATGATAAAGAAGAGGATAGCATTTTTGTTGCGAGGGATCCCTTTGGAGTAAGACCCTTGTACGTAAATCATGTAAATAAAAACATTTGCTTTTGTTCTGATCTTGAGCCTATGAAATGTTTACCTCTTAATAACGTTGAACAATTCCCCCCCGGAAATTATGCTAAATATAAGGTGATCAATGGGTTCTATAGCCAGGTATACATGACACCCTATTTTAAGTGTCATAAACCCTTTTATTTTAAAGAACCGGTATGTCATCTAGGTATCTATACGGCGCTTGTTGATGCGGTTGTAAAAAGGATCGAAATTTCGGAAAGACCCGTTGCTTGTCTATTATCAGGCGGACTAGACAGTAGTATTGTCTCGGCAATCGCCGCGCGATACTATAAACTTATGACTGGAAAAGATATCGAGACCTTTAGCATCGGTTTAGAGGATTCGGAGGATCTAAAGTATTCAAAAATTGTTGCCGACCATATTGGAAGCAAGCATACCCAAATTATTTGCACCGAAGAGGATTTTTTAACTTCTATTCCAAATGTAATTGTCGATATTGAAAGTTATGATACCACTACAGTAAGAGCCAGCGTAGGTAATTGGAACGTCGCCAAGTACATTAAAGAACATAGCGATGCAAAGGTTATATTAAATGGCGATGGTGCGGACGAACTCATGGGAGGTTATTTGTACTTTCATAAATGCCCCGATTCTACCGAGTTTGATAAAGAATGTGTAAGGCTTTTAGAAAATATTCATTATTTTGATGTGTTGCGAAGTGATAAATGTATTTCGAGCCACGGATTAGAAGGAAGAACACCTTATTTGGATAGAAAATTTGTAGAGGCTTATCTGAGCCTACATGAAGCAGAACGATGTCATTCTATCAACGAAAAACAAGAAAAATATTTGATCAGAGATATGATAAAAAAATATGATCCCCACCTTTTACCCGACGAAATTCTATACCGAAAAAAGGAAGCGTTTAGCGACGGAGTGA